AAGCACCATCAAGGTGAAAAGACGGGGCAGATACCATTTTTGTAGCGTTGGCACCACAACCGCACCTACTGGTTGTAACGGTACCTTCTACAAATTCTTCAAAGACATGCCCGTTTGTACAACGGAAGTCAAATACTTTAAACACTAATTGGACCTTCTACTTCTACTTCTGCTTGCTCTCTAGCTGCTTCTATAGTACCCTGTAGGTTAATTACAGTAGCAAAAGCAGCAACTTGGCCTTTACGGAAGTAAAGATCTTCTACGTCCTTGACTGTCTGAATGTCAGCCAACTGTTGTGCATTATTAGATAACTCTTGTAAGAGTTGTTTGAAACCTTCGTGATTGAAGAGTTCGTTGTAGTTGTCGAAGTAGGTTTCAAGCTCAGGAGTCATAGTTTCCTCTAATGTTGTTAACTATAGTTTTATTATAGCATACTTTTAAGTAAATGTCAAGCTTTTCTTGTAGTCTTTCTGCGTCTACCCGAAGCTGTGACTGCGTGTTTAATTTTAGCTGGCCCTGTTTTACGACGTGCAGAAGAAGCTTTTTCAGCTTTAGTCATCTTAGCTGCAACCGCTTTAGGTCTACAGGAGGGATAGGGACGTTTAGACTCACCCTTTTTTGCGGATTTACGACCACAGGGTTTACCTGTCTTAACGTCTATCCATTCCTCCTTAAACCATTTCTTAAGGGCAGCACCTTTCTTACTTTTTCTTACGGCCACTTTTGTTACCCCAGTTCTTAGCGCCGACTTTGCGACACTTAGCTACAGCACCAGAAGCGTATGCAGAAGGCCAGACTTTGTATCTAGCTTTGACCTTCTTTGCACAAGCGTCGTTAGCTTTCTTTTTTTTAGCGGGCATTAGTAAGACCCTTTTGGCTTACTTTTACCTTTTTTCTTTTTACGCTTACCTGTACAATTTGGCATAATAGCCTCCTTATTTTTTGTGGACTTTTTGAACTTCAAAGTTAGCAGCTTTAGACGCACCCTTGTGTGGCTTGTAGCCGTCTGAAGGGTCCTTCATAAGCTTGTAGCTTTTACCACTTTTCATCCAGTGATAACCTTTGGGTGCATTAACTTTCACAGTTAACTCCTTACTTGGTAGTAGTCTTCAATTGTACACCGGACTTGTCGTCCTTGGTGGTTAATGTATATTGGTGCGCCTACTCTAAGCCACCGTAGTGATACTTGAGTTACGTCTTCAGATACTACACAGTCCGGTACTACTACGTACTGCTGATCTGCTTTCTCAACGAGAATCTTGGTATTAGCTGATGCCTGTAACGACAACAGCATTACCGCTACTAATAGTTTTCGCATTGTGTTCTCCTAACGTCGTCTCGACGTGCAATAGCCTCACGGCTTAAGTTTTACCACTTTTTACAAGACCAGTACCTCGCCGTGAGTTTGCTGGGTGGATTTGTGTCACACTTGTGACGTGCTCTAAACGACTTCCGTCGTGCAGGTTGGTCTTTCTTAATAGTCATCTTGGCATCGCCAAAACGAATAGTCTTTGTTTTGTCGCCTTCCTTGGCAACTACTACAAACTTTTTAGTAGGGTGACTAGGCGTCCGCTTTGGTTTGTTGTACCCGCTTACTCCTGCTCGTGCTAGTTTTGGATCCTTGGACTTTGGCATTACATAATTCCTCCACCTTGGTTTCCAGTTGGACCACTTGGTCCTCTAGGGACTGTAGGCGCTGGAACGTTCCTTGGAAGTGGTTGTTGACTTGGTCCAGCAACATTTGCATTTCTTTCTGTGTTATTAGCATTAGTTTTACCTTGTATTTGCTTTTCTTTGAGGAGAGTATCAGCCACTTTCATGCGACGTTCAAACTCTTTATCTTCAGCGTCACCTTCACGTAGGTTACGAGTAATAGCGTTAATACGATCAATCTCAAGTTCCATAGGTACAGCCTGAGCCTCTGCAGCCAGCTTAGTAGCCCTAGCTTGCGACTCCTGAGCTTGAGCAGACAGTGCTGCTGTTTGGGACTGCTGGAACTGTAGTTGTGCCTGTTGTGCTGCCTGAGCCATCTGTTGTTGCTGTGGGTTAGGCTGCATAGCTTGTGCCATAGCTGCAAGAAGCTCTTCACGATTAGACAAGTTCATATTGTCAATAATGCTTTGGATTAACGTGTTGTACAACGGAGAGTCTTTTTGCATAGTCTGTAGTAGTTGTACAAGCTGAGTTACTTCGTACTCACGCGCAATAATACCCAAAGTACTGCTTGCGTTAAACTTGTAGTCAGCAACAGGGTAGTTCTCTGGATCAAACTGCATGTACCTATAAGCAGCTTTCTTGACAAACGGAATCAGGAATGACTGTTGGAAGTTAATCAGTGTCCGCTTGTGACGCTTAATAATAGCGCCAAGAGACATACTAATGCCAGCGGCAGTAGCCTCGCCGTTAACCTGACCTGCAATTCCTGCTGAGTCAACGGCTCCTGTTGCTTGCTGTACCATTTGCTGCAATGCTCCGGCCTGAGCAAAAGTGATTTGACTAACTTGACCAAAGTTAAACGGTTGAAGTACTTCACGAGGATCTCCGTTGGTTAGGATCATCTTGCCCGGACGTACTTCTGGTTTAGCACCACGGGGTAGTCTAGTGGCGTCAATAGCCATCATTGGGTGAATAGTGAGACTTAGAGCGTCGATTCTAGCTCTTAGTTCCGTGTCAAGGGCTTTCTGAGAGTTGTAACCTTTTTCACATACACCACGACCCCAGAATCTACCGGGTACTACGTCCCAAGGAAACGCTACTACTGGACGATCCATCATCATGTAAGGGTTAGCTTCTGCTTTCAACAAGATACCGCCGTTAGCAACTACTACAACGGCTTCTACGTACTTTGATTCAGACCCTTCCTCAGGTACTGCTTCTTCGTCATCGTCGCTTGTAGCGTTATCTAGAAGCTCTCGTGGCACTAAACCGTAGTACTTAGTAAGACGTACTTTGTCGTCGTTGTAAATAGTTAGGTCTTGGTCAGGTTCCAAGTCAGTGTCAGGAGCAGCGTTACCTACGTACACGTCACGGTAAACACCTTGTTCCTGCAGTAGTTCTACTTGGTGACGACTAACAAACTCGTCAATAGCAACACCCATAGCGTCGTCAACAGACGTAGCTACAGGGTCAATTAGGAAGTTCTGAGGCAGTACAGGTTTAAGCTTTACAACCACACGGTCAGTGATGTTAACACCGACTGCTTGAAGATCACCACCCATAATAGGTTGAGTAGCAGGAGCCATTTCCTTCATTTCTTCAATTACAATCTCACCAATGCCTGTACCAAACACTGCTGAGTTAATCAAGCACTCTGCTACGGCTTTACGCACCATGCAGTTTTCAAAGTCTTCAGTTAGTTTGTTACGCAGGAACTGTACGTCTTGACGATCTGTGTCGCCCATGTTGTCACTAACGTCAAACCACTTACCACGTCCAAACGTGGCTTCTTCTAGCTCTGCTACATTGGACTCAACAGCCTGCTGAAGTGCAGGAGAAATAATACGGGAACGCTCAGACCTACGCTCACTGTCTGCAGGATCCCATTGGCCACGCCATAATCTATAGTACTCTTCAAATCTTCCTTCATAGTTTGACTCGTAATAGTCACGCCAGTCTTCGCATTTGGTTATGACCCATTCTTCAATTGTCTGTTCAACCATAAGTGGGTCTTGTTCGTAAAATTCAGCCATATTAATACCCTGCTACTACGTCTAGGATTTCGTGGTCTTCGATTTCGTATTCGTAGTCGTAAGCCACATTAGCTAACTGGTCAATGTACGCTAGTGCATCAACCAAGTCGTCGTGTGTTAAAGGATCAGGGAATTGGAATAACTGGTCAAGAAACCTAGAATTCCATTCACCCTTGTTTAGCGTTACGTACCCATTTTCAAACCGTCCTTGTAACGCCCACATAACACGGTCTGTTTTCTTTTTGTTACCGTGGGTTAATTCTTCAACCCTAAAGAACATACCATAGCGTTTCTGCATGTCCATCAATGGTGACATGACGGCCTGTTTAGCAATACCTCTTTCGATTCCCACCGACACGGGACGGTAATCTCTAACGGCCTGAAATATCTTAGCTGCTGTTTCGTCAAGTGTCCATCTACCGTATATGATATTGTCAACATACCAACCATGCTCATTGACCTTAACCACGGCAATCGCTGTTTCGTCAAGTTTGGAGCTTTTAGTCTTTTTCTTGTTGACTTCTTCAAATCCTGCCAAGTCAACTGCAATGTAGTAATCTCCTACTTCCGGCTCAGACTCACTAACTTTAACCCAGTCTTCCTTAAACATCTCTGAACCACGGGCTTCAAACGACGCCATAAATTCCTGACGAAACGCATAAGAAGACATAGACCTTTTAGCAATGTCGATTTCACTGGGGTCCAGTAAGGGGTTATCGTAAGACGTAAAGTGCCAAG